TGCAACACATGGTAAATACTGTCATCTCCATGCGCCTGATAGCGCACCTTTTCAGCAGGCTGTAATGAAGAGGACCTGACAACTTTGTTCAGTGTGATTGAACCAGTCGCATTAGCGGCACTGGATAAGAAACGCTGTCCGATTGCTTTGGCACTTGCTCGTGAAACAGCAGTGGGAGCGAATATACCACCGGGTACTTCTATGATACCATTCCTTTGAGCATTGAGGTCGCCCACAACCACAGTGTTGTCGTCATTGTTTGCCCGAACTTTACCTCTTACAGTCACGCTGTTAGGCAAACTCTTACTCTTCGTACTGCTTTTTCCATCCGTGACCATCTGCCCTGTCAAATAGTGCATTTTGTTGCTTTGAAGTTGGTGTTGGTAAGACAAATTGCCGAATCTGTCGGTCACAAGGCGGTGACCGTCGTGTCTACTCACGAAACGCATGGCTGTGACGCCGTCAACACCGTTGAAATCCTTTGCAACGAAGGTGCCACTGCCCCGAGAGCGGCTAATCTCAACTGAGTTGAGTGAACTGGTCTGGTTATCGCCTATTCGGGCGGCAAGGTCGCTCGCACGGAGTCCTACGCTTGCTTTTTGAGTGATTTGTACCTCTGTGCCGTCGAAACCAAGGTCAGATAGTGATTTACCCTTCAAATTAGGCAAAATAAACCGTGTTCCCTTGGTAGCGGACTCGATTTGACTCATCGTAAGGGCTTGAGAGGCATTATCTGCATTTACAAGGAGTGCAGGGGTCGAATCCCCTTCGCTAAGTGAGCCGTCCGAGTGAAATAGCGAACCGGTGTAGCGATGACTGCCCGTTTGCTTGTGAACGAGTTCGATTGTGTCCTCTTGTTCCACCAAAGTGTACCTGCGGTCATGTGCAGGCGCAAAATCAGACTGAACGGGCTTTGCTACCTGTCTTTTTGAAGAGGATTGGGTGTACACCGCGTGCTTGACCCCATTATCAACAAACCGTGGCTTACGAACTCGCTTCATAATTGCCCCTTGTGCCGCATCAGAGCGACCAGTTGAGAGGTTCTTACCAAGCGCCATCAGCAATTCCACCGTTTAAGGGATGCGCCCTTCGGTGTCAACTTGCCTTTCTTGCTGGTTGGTCCTTTGACACCAGTCATGCGAGCGCAGAAAGATTTTCTTCGCTTAGCAGACTTGCTACCCGGCTTCAATTTGCTGGGTTTCTTGGTGACAGGAGGCTTGAGATTAGCACCTGTTTTGCGCTTAGCGGCGGCACGACCCTTGGCGTTTAGTCCGCCTTTTTTATTGTGCTTGTTGGGGTTGTACCCATGGAATGGTTTGCTCTTCTTTTTCTTAGCGGCTTTTAGTACCGCCCAAGCATGGTCCATAGCATCATCCATGTCCATCACTCCGTGCTGTGGTCACCGCTGTTAAAAGATGTATCGCCCTTACTGCCCTTTGGGTGCAATGTTTGGCTGTGCCGAGGCTCAACAGAGTAGTCTTCCTTTCTCGCGGCATCGCTTCTGAAATGCTCCAGTGTGTTCTCACTCATTGTGATACGGGCGACTGGTTGCGTGATGTCAGTCTTGTCATAACCAGATACATCAACCCCGAGAATCTTAGGTCCTTGACTTACTGCGGCACTGTTAGCAGGGTTGACGCTGTACACAGGTGCGTACGGTGGACTGCTTGGTGTACCTGTACGAGCAGAGGCCGCATCGCTGGTGTAAATACCATACTTCCCACCTGCTGTGGCACCGTAAAATGTACCGCCTGCTTGAGGTGCTCCTGACTTAACTGCCATGTTAGAACGGAACAACTGTACATGTGAGTTATCCAAAACAAAAGCCGGTCGAACCAAAAATTCAATTTCAGAGTCGGCGTGGTTTATGTTCTCAGTCACCGAAGTGTGATTGCTATCTTGATATGGGTTAGAGGAAGAAGTTGCTCCGGCCTCGCCCCAACCAGTCACATCGAGTGCACCTGCTCTGCGCTTCCAATTCATAACATAGGTACCACCAAGAGCCCAGAATGAGTGTGCATCAGACACCTTGATGATGCCTTTTACAGGTTGCCCAGTCCAGTCCAGCGCAGTCATATCGAGATGACCAAGTGTACGGTTGCCGACATTCATTGCTCCTCGGAGTGTTGTTCGCTGACCTACATCACGGTTGCTGTGTAGACTGTGTGCTTCTGTTGACATGACAACATACTCACGGCTCACACCGTCATTGAGTTCTCCAAGCGTATCGACATCTAATCCAATCCGTACACCATCGCCGCCAACAGGCTCTGCAAGCATGGTGTCCGTGGTGATTGATTCGGTTGTTTCATTGACCATGGCAGTTGGCTTGAGAAGCCCATCATCGTCAGCGAGGTCGAGGCGTGCACTGATACCACGGTCTGTTTCACCGGCTTGCAGTACATCGTTTCTTGGGCGAACTAAGCCTTTGCCGACAGTAGGCTCAGCAGTGGGCTGTGATAGTACCAGACCTGTTGGTTCAACAGACTCTGATATATCCATCAGCAAACTCTCGTTGAAATGCGTAGGCCACCGTACACCACGCCCGTCACCTCGGTCACCTACTCGCATTGCATTTGTCGGGTTGAACCAGTCCACAATAGCCATGGCCGCTACATCGTTGTTGGCTGTGTTGGAGTTGCCGCTCTGCCTGTCAGTACTGGTAGCAAAGAGGCCATTTGCTTCTGGACGATTGCCACTGCCACCGTCTTCGTATGCATCTTCTGGGTCCCACGCAGGAGAAATACCAAAGCCACGCACTGGGAAGCGTCGGACATCTTCTCCACGAGTGTTGCCCCACCAGTCAATCATGTAGTAGCGGTGTGCTTGAGCAATCTCTGCAATGTCCAGACCCGCCCTGTCACCTGCGTACATTCTTCGCACGCTGGACGAGTTGCGGATTGTGCGAACAGGACAACCAAAAGCACGGGTCATTCTACGCCCATCACTGTATCTGACTTGGCGACCCAGTTGGTCTTGATTGAGCAATGCGCTGATTTGGGTAAGTCGTTCCAGTACACCTGTGTAGGTAGCGGGGTAGTCAGTGCCGCTTGTCCAACCATCGTCCTTGTTGTCTTGTTGGATGAATGGTCCGTGGTAATAACCAAGCAAAGCATTGGCATTAGCCACTTCCAAGTAGCCTCGGACATAAGGTGACCAGCGTGGGCGATTGTACGGCTGACGCAAAGCAAAGCGGTAGCCAAAGCAAGTATTACGGGCATCATCCGACGCTGTTGTCATCTGTGCGTATGTCCGCTCTTCAAGGCCAGTGTTGTCGTGGAAACTCACGCAGTCAACTCCAAACAACTTGCCGCCCCATCCAATAAGTGTTTCAAGGAAACCGTCCAAACGACTGGACCCGGCTCCTCCTCTGGAACCACCGGGCCAGTAGCCAGCGAAGTTGTATTTGGTTGAGCCGATAGTACCGCCTTGATGAGAAAGGTTGGTGTACTCGTCTATCCTCGCGGCCTCGTTCGCCGTGCCCGTCCCTTCTGTAAGTGAGGTTGTTGAAATACTCAATTCCATGATGGGAAAACGGTTGGTGGTGTTTGCTCCATCGACGCCATTGACGGTTGAGGGTTGCGGGCTGTTATCCATTTTACTGTCATCTATTACACCCCAAAGCGTTGATACATACAACTTGGTACCGTCATCGCTCCAATCAATACCGGAAACCCAAGGCGTAGTACTACTGGTCGATTGAGAAACCGATGCACTCTTGTTAAGGAAGTAAGTTCTCAAATCGAGTGTGACATCTAAAGAAGAAGTGGAAGTATCGTAAGGTGTCGACAATGTGTACTCTCTGACATAACCAGACGCTCCACTCAGCCACATCTTTGTACCATCCGAATTGAATAGTATGTCACTGATTGTGCCTGCGCTGATTGAAGCAGAACTACCTTCCGAATCGCCACTTGCTACGATGTAGGCGCTGGCCGTAGTAAATTGTCGCAAAGTGGAGCCGTAGGCGATGTAGTACTTGCTCCCGTCATTGTTCCATGCTACCGCTCTTACTCCATTACCACCTGACGACTTTAACGAGCCATTAAGTGAAATGGTTGTCAAATCAAAACCAGTGGAAAGCGTTGCGCTTCGTACGCCGTGACCATTAAAGTTAGCAATAATCATCTTTGTACCGGTTGCATCGAAATCAAAGCCGTCACAACTGTTGATGTCTGAATCACCTATACCTGAACTTTGTTGGTCGTATGTGCCATTGGTGTTCGCTATGTCAATCTTAGAAAACAAGATATTGTCAGTATCGTAGTCGTTGTTGTTTCCACGATTGGAAGTAATAATGTCGTCGCCAACCACACGAATCCCCGTCATCCATGTGGTTGTGTTTGCAATTTGCTGGAAGTTTATACCTCTTCTGTTAGCAGTGGTACCAATTGAATTGGCTACCTCTTGAAGCGAGAAAGAATTCGTAGCCTGTACCGGAGGCGTAATCCAGTTCATTTGAAACACGAAAGGACCCTTAGATGCCGCATAGAAGAAGTCATTGTAGTGTATTGTTTCAAAATGCTCAGGAACATTGTTGAGGCCTTTCTTGAGAACAGGAGTATCTGTTGCTCCGTTCTTATCATAGAACCCTCGGCTACTATGGTCTGAATAATAGGTGAACGGGCGGCCCAAGTTTGGATGCCACATACACAAATACGCATCAGCAAGATGTAGGCTGTTGGTATCACGAGTACCATTCATGGTCTGCGGCATAACCCGAGTTGTCATGCTGACAAGAGAATTAGTAAAAATCTCATCTGCCTTTCGATTGTCATAGGGTCCGCTTAAACGGATGATTGTACCATCAGTCAAGTTGTCAAAGAATAGAGGAGTGACTTCCGTGACGCCTTGGAATTGAGTGGGTGTCCCAAGAGTAGCGTGCGCCAATGTACCTGTTCGGTTTGCATAAGTTGCTGTCTGCCTTTCTCCGTTAGCATCTGTGTATTCTAAAACCTCTCCGTAGTATGCTTTGACTGGGAACAGTTCTGCATTATCCACATTGACTGTACTCCCTCCTGCGGATGATGATGTGACCTTAGCATTCGGGTTTAGAGAGCGGACACGATAGTGCTCTGCGTAAATGTCAGGATAACATGTAGGATAACCAGCAAGCGTAATCTGAGCACTAACAGCGCCAAAAGTAGCCCTGTTCATTTGGTAGTAATGGTCAGGGGTATGCCATTCAAGATGCCTAAACCCTACTGCGGCTGATGAGGTTGCTCCATCTTTGTGCAACTGTGCCCACCATGGTACTGTGAGCGTAAATCCGGGTGTAGTTTGAATAAACATGTTGGGGTGGTAAGGCAAGGTACGCCTACTAAACGCAGGTGAAATGGTTTCTTCAACACCCAGCGAGTTGTAATTTGCCAACGGAGGTAGGTTTGTGAATTGGCTGGAGGCATCAGGCTCAAGGTCGAGCATAATTTCGTTGAGCATAATTTCACAACCTCTGACATCCGCCATGGTTGCCTCTGCCAAAATCAAAGTATAGGCACCATTTGTGTTGCTCCCGTCATCGTGAGCAATAGCGACCACGGTGTTCACCTGTTGCCCTGTCAATTCTGTGACCTTAGCACCAGATTCGGATGGGGCCTTCACTGCGTCTGAATGATTGCTGTGATAACCAGAAAATTGTTGCTTGAACACATTGGGTTGAATTATGATTTGATATGCACCGACTTCCATAGGGTCTGGGAAATGGTCGTTGAGAGTGTAGGTACCAGCCGCCTCTAACACAATAGAGTGACCTCCCTGTGAATTGGTCGTGCCTGCACTACCTTTCGATGCGGCTATCCCGTAGCCGTCAAATTTGACTTTGGTTTCGGTCAAAAGAGTGAATGCTCCCCCGTGTATGTCAGAAGGTCCGTATGGTGCAGATGCACCCGAGAACCAAACAAGAGGGTCACGATTATTGAGGCGTTCAAGTAAATCGTTCCCACTGTATTCAGCGGACATGTCGTCCTCAAAGGTCGACGATGTGGTGATTCGACTTGCTTCACCAAGATTGTAAAGTCGTTGATAAGCAGGGTGAGCATAGTGGCCCGGCATTAAGGCCATCGTAGGTGTGACATAATGATGGCCCATGCGTGGGATAGGCATAGGCGTCATCTTGGGCGCACTCAGAGCAGTTAGAGGAGTTCCGTTGACGGCGGTCCAATCAATGGTCTTCATGTCTGGGCTGGCCCCGCTGTATTCACTGTGGTCACGCAACCGTCGAGAAGCAAAGAAACGAGTGCTCCCGGCAGGCATAAAGTATGACGGTACAACTTTGAGTCCGGTTTTACCAGTCACGAAAGAAACAAAGTCTGGACTGTACACAACACCTGTGAATTTGTTTGTACCTGTATTCTCGTACGATGCAAGAACACCCTTGTTGGTCGTAGGGTCGTACACTCGTAAGAACCAGCGACCACCGCTTAGTTCTCCGTTATCTCTCCATGTAGCATCTTCCGGTGTACTACCAACTGTGATTTCATCACCCGAGTAGCCACTGTAAGTCAGTTCATCAACATCGTAGCGGTGCGTCATTGTCACACCTACACGAGTCACATGGAATTGCAAGGAGCGGTCATGTGGTTCGTATGCCGTGTTCAAAGGAGCATTGTCAGTATGCGATTCCCAGCCCTTTGAAGAACTGGCAGGGAACGCCAAACGGTCATCAGAAAGGTCCGTACCGTCTTGTGATAAGTGTTCCCAACCATTGTTCTCCCAAGTAGGCCAAAGCCTTGGTCCGTCGTAGGTTTCTTTGAATGTATCAGTTATGGATGACTGTGCTTGAGCAGGGTGCATCAGACCACCAGAACCCATGGTTTCGTTTTGGTAAGCCTGTATTCGGTCAAAGCCCGGTCGAACAATGATGTTGCCGGGGATTTCATCAGCGTCGGGTAGCCGAATCTTCATGTTGGGTGATATACCAGACCCAGCGATAGCGGGAGACAAGCCCTCTATATCACGGTCACTTACATGTCTGAAATCCATGATGACTGTACCCAAAGGACTGCCACCCTCAAGACGATGTTCTTGACCTGTGTCATCAACAACTTGCATGCTTTCAAATTGCAAGTGCTCGTTGGGTATAATCAAAGCGTTTTCCTTTTCGTTAATGTGCTTCTGTGCCAATTGAGGATGGCTCAGTTCCTGTGCTTGGATGATTGGGAACATGGCACTGTTTGTTGACTCAAAGGAGAACCGACAATTGCCCAGAATCTTTTCTCCGACAGTCTTGTAAGACCCACCGTCTTTGCGAACAGTCCAAGGTATCATACCAAGACCACGAGCATTTGATGCGGGCATGGTTAAGTTGCCACCGTCCATTCGTTTCCATACTATGTGCTCTTCTGTGAAGTTGCGGGCCGCACTCTTTGTATCGTAGTACTTGTACAATCCTGCGGATGTGCCATAATACTCTGCACGAGAAGTGACTCCTACGCATTCCTGTGCCAAGGAATCCGCCAAAGCGTGTAGTTGGTTCGTAGGCATAATAGATTTGTCCCAGAACAAATCTCCTGTCGGGCTTTGACAAGGGTCTGCCCTGCTAACATGGTCGGCTGAGGTGACCCTTGCGTTTGGGTAAGCGACAGTGTCAATGTTAGGGTAGGCTGTAAAGTCACTGCTGGCTCTAATGTTTGCTTCGACATGAGGCCCTGCTGTGGCAGGAGCGTTATACCGGCTCTTGTTGTGAACTTTGCTTGTGTTCCAAGCCTGCGTACCTGCTCTCAAGATGTTGCCGTCTGCCTTGACAGAAAGCCAATCGCCAGATGCAATTATGCCATCTCGGTCTGTTTTGGCTATGAGAGGCAATTCACTTTCGTGACTGACTGCTACCAAGTGACGGCTGGACAAACCATGTACACAGAAGTCACCTGCTATTGCGGCAGGTGTTTCTGTAATACCGATTGGTGGTGAGGATGCCAAGCAAGTTTCAGCGGAGCCATAAGGAGCAAAGCCCAAGAACGGATGCCAAGCCCCGAGTCCAGCAGGGAATTTGGTTCCACCAATTGAGGTACCGTTGTAGGAATTCAGATACGAATATGCTTCTCCTGCCCAGCCGACTGCTCCTATGGGTTTGGTACGGTCAACTGCGTCCATGAAACCATTGAAGTGCACCTGCGTCATGTGTTCACGGGATTGAGTCGTATTGTTGTATTGATGTGTACCTGCTTTGGTCCAAACATAGATTTTGACTGGTCCATTACCTCCGTTGACCTGAGCGGCGGCTATGGCCGCTTTTGTTGTGGGGTCAACCAAATTAGTACTATTCGTGATGCCGTTCTTACCAAGCGTGAAAGTTGAGCCACTGTAAGACACATAGGGAGCAAAGGCAGACTTAGTACCGTTGCTTACACGCAACCAACCGTATGTAGGTAATGTGGTTGGCAAAGTAGCATCTGCCTGCAAGGTAGCGGCGGCCCCATCTTCTGCGGTGTAGCCGTCTGGTTGCACATCGAGGGCCACCCAACCATAGCGGTCTTGCTTACCTGCATGTTGCATAGTCGGTAAGAAAGTACCACCAATAGCCTTGAGAGGGTCTATACCGGGGAATGTGTTGATACCTGCGGCAAGTACAGCGGCCAGTTCTTCTGCATTCTGACAGCGTGTGGCGTCGATGACAAAGATATTGCCATCAATGTCTGCATTAGAATAGGCTTTAGCAAGTGCACTGCTTACACGGAAAACGGATGGATTGCGAGTGTCTCCACTACCTGTTGCCAGTCTGTTAGTTGATGAAGGATTTTTTACATTGCGAATAATGTGGTTGTCCAAGAAATGACCACCGGGGTGATAGCCTCCGTCCATGTGCCAAAGACTGTTGGACGCTCTGGTATTGGCTATGGCTCCTATGAAAGTACCTGCGTAATTCTTGAACACATCATCGAAAGGATGTGCGTATGCAACAGGGCTACTTGGACCAAAGTGCGTATCATAGTATCGTCCTTTACCTGCCGCTTGCCCATAGAAGCGAGAATTAGGCATACCCTTAGTCGGTTCCCAATTGAGAATCCAATTGTACCCTGATATGTTGCTGGCTTGGTACTCTTTAGTAGGCGGTAGGTTAGCAGAGAAGCCGTAAAGCGTACTGCCACCATGAGAAATTAGATTGGGTAGGAAGGATTCTCCAGCAGGGTGAGTGCTCGGTACTGCACTGTACCCGTTTCCTGTTGTAATAATATCAGACAACTGAGGTTCATACGACTGGAAGTTGTGAGGAACAGCCTGCCCCGGACCAAAGACCAAATAAGTCGTAGCGTCAGTGTTGATAGAACTGGCCGAATATCGTGCGTGAGGATGAGAAAAGCGCAGTACGATTGGGCTTGGGCGGTTGCAATTGACTGTCTTCCCACCGCCTGCGTATGTGACTCCTGTTGAAGAAGCGTTCGTGTTATTTCCACCATCCAAATCAGGACTCAGCATAGCGTCCTTGTTAAAGAAAGGAGGATAATGCTGTCCGTTGTGTTGGTTAAGATACGGTGTACCGGGGAACATAGCCAACATAGCGTTGGTATCGATGAGTGCATAGGAACCAGCGGCCTCACCTACATTCTGCATACCAGCAGAGCCGGTCGGTCCAGATGAGTATGGGTGAGTGTAAAATTCCTCATAATCGTTTTGTGTTCCATCGTTGATGTCAAGAGTGACTCCAGAGAAACCGCCACCAAAGTACAGAGGTACCCACCTGTCAACACTGGAACGACCACCACGGAAGTACAGGAATGGTTCTCCGTGATGGCTACCTGTTGTACGAATACCGTCACAGTCATGGAATTTCAAAAGATTAGCATGGGCTACAAGCACATCATCAGCGGCAAGGTTGGTGACAAAGTCAGCCGAATGATTGAGCAAATCCAATTTGTTTTCAGCGGCTCCTGCTTTGCTGACTGCTCTGGCCCAATCTGTGTCACCTCTCCAAAAGACAACCTCTTCGCTCCAAGCATTAGAGTCATCAGAAGCCGGAGTCATAGCGAGGTAAAGATACTCGTTAGATGGAAGTACCAAGTGGTCAGGTGTGGTGCTTGTATCTTTGGAAGCAATGTTGACCATCACAGTGTTGATGCACGGCGTGATTCGGTCACCGGGCAGGCGAATGTAAGTGTCCCCTCTGAGATTGTCACGCCACTGTTTGACATTGACAGAATCGTTAAGGCTGTCAACAAGCACAGGGGTTGCGGTATTGGCATTGGGTCCACGATACTTTGTAGTGATATGAAGAACCGTCGACGGAATATAACCAACATCGAGCCTAACACCGGCCGCAATTTCCGCCCCAGTCAGTCCGCCCAAGTGATTTGTCCCTGTTGCCAGATTGCTTGCCGCCGCTTGAATACCCCAATCCTTGCCGACGGACGATTGGAATAGGTGTCGCAGAGGTGTGACTTTGTGTTTGGAACTGTGTGCCTTGATGCGTATGGCGTCAGGTGCTACCCCCCATTCTCCGAGCGTCTTGCCGTCTGGGGCCAAGTAAGATGTACAGTCGAATGAAGTTGCCCCTACATCTTCCGTGTTCGGGTCCTCCATGTTTATGGCATGGTTGACTGCCGCCGCAATCACTTCGTCGGTGAGAAGCGAAGTGAAGTTGATACGAGGGCTAAAGATTCGTGTGACTGCGCTGGAATAATCTGAACTGATGTTCTTAACCCCGTACAGGTAATGAACACCAGAAGCACCAGCCTTGTCGTAATGGGACCGGCTCGTGTAGTAGTATGTTTCTCCATTGTTTGCTGTGCCAGCAACATCGTTTAGTTGGATAAGCCCGCTGTCAGGCAAACCAAGATAGCCCAGAATATCCGTGTGCGCCAAGTTGCTACCAGTGCCGTACGGAGCGGCTAAAACAATTTTGAAATTGTCGTTTGAGCCGTCCTTTTGGAAGGTAGCAGATATGCCCACAGCAGGTGAATTGTAAGTGTTCCAAAGGTTGCCACGGAAGGATTGCTTTGTACCACCAGTGTACTGACCACAAACATCACCTTTGCCACTGATGTGCTTCCCTATGGTAAAGCCACCCTGCCCTACATCACGGTCATCGAAGTGAATGATGACCTCGTTGTCCAGCGTAGGTGGCAAACGAGTCAAAGAATTGCCCAAAGCCTCGCCGTACTGTTTGTACGCCATTCTGATGGTGTGACTATCTCCACGGTGGTCGACCATGCGGATGCCGTACAGTTGCCCGGTACCCATCTTGTCGGGTCGAATATCATCATCAGGTATGTACCCACCGCCACTTTGGTTGACAAGGCCGTGTTGCTTGGTACCAGCGGCTAAATCTTTGTCGCCGTAAATGTAATCGTAGCGGGTGGAAACACCATCTCTTCCCATTCCCCACTTACCAGCATCAGGTGCCCAGCCCGGAATGCCTGCTTGTGTTAATCCACCAAAGTTGATTCGGGCCTTTGCTTGTGTTCCTACTCGCAGACCTTCGACGAGAACCTTCCCGTCTGATTTAGGCTCGAAACTGGCATTGAGAATAGTGTTGCTACTGCGACCAGTGGCATGCTCATCTGTCGAGTGAGTGTTGATTGCGCCCGAGCCATGTACTTCTGGGCCAAAGTCAAGTGTGTTTTGATAATCCGCATCGACTTCCTCCATTGGGATGTACTCTCGGAGCGTGGTGATTGGAGCGAACGGCCGACCGAACTTGTTGATTGGCATTGGTGCGGGATGCATGTTTTCGCCGTCCATCTCATCTGGCTGGCACCAATAATTGCGGAAGCGTCCTCCGTGACCAATAAGATACTCCGGTCTGTACGGAGCCTGTCCGTTGGAATTATCCATCCATGCGCAGAAGTTGCGACCCGACGCACCGGGAACAGTGGAGTGAACTATAATCGAGTAGCCCTTCTTGCCTTCTGCACTATTGACAACTCGACCGAGGTGAGCACGCATGTAGCCCATGTGTGTACCTCGGTCATGACTACCAAAGGCTGTATCAGCATTCCAGAAAGGAGCAGGGTCGTGCGTCGAACCAGTGGCCGCAAAATCTGCTTTTTGATGTGGAGCAGTGGGGTCTTTACGAGGATTGGTGCTGGTCGCTGAATGACCTTTACCCAAATTAAACCTGTCTGCTTCGCCCAAAAATTGGTCAGCCGGTCGTCGAGCGTGAGTTCGACCTGTCTTTGCTCCAGCCTGATTGATGCGGCGGACAACTTCTCTTGCGGCCGCTTCTATGTCAGTGATACCTTGACGGACCCCTATTTCTCCAAAGTCAAGAGTAAGGCGGCGCACAAAATCCATTTGGTTCCAGTGCGGCAAGTGTTGCAGACGGCTTTCTTCATGCCCAGACAAATCAAGAGTTGAAGACCGAATACCTTTCATTGATAGGAATGCAGGGACCACTCTCGTACCGTCAGGTGTATCAAATAATGTGGCTTGTTCAGAGGTCGAAGAGTCTATTTGATTGTGTATGTTCTCTGGGTTTCCATACTCTGTGACATCGTCATTTGTTCTTCGCATAGTTGCAGTGACATCAGGTATGTGATTGTGATAACCTGTTGCATGTGTAGCAATTGTGACATTGAGTTGACCTGAATTGTTGTGTGCCATAGCCGCTTCCATAAATTCGGACTTAGCAGTTGAGGCTGTTTCTTTGTGTTGACTTGGGAAGCCATTGGCCACATCAACAGGTGTTTTGACCTTGGCTGTCGCTGGGCTACTTTGAACTTGCATCCAAAGGTCTTGGAAGGCAATAAACTCACGGTCATGGGCCACATCGTAAAGCAACACACGAGCATAGTCTTCTGTACACTGGTATGGGTCCAGATAAGCCACGGTAGGGGCCAAAGTAGCACTGAGTCCCAATGCTTCATAGTTCAACTCAATCGTTTTGTTGATATGTTGTACAAAATTGCGACTCGTTTCCAAACAGGAATTGCCAATCAAAAAGTTCTCCATCGGTATGCTTTCACGAGGTGTAGTTGCAAAGTCACCCTCACCGCCAAGGAAACCCGTCCATACTTGACCTTCGTTTAGTGTACCCCTGCTCTTACAGAACAACCCCTCCACTGAGTGCGGGTTGGTGTATTGCATGTTCATCCAAACAGTATCTCCGTCCCTGAGTCCACCGGGACAAAATGGGTTAGCCCATTTACTGTTGAGCAATTGTGTGTCCAATGTAGTAGGTAAGGTGGAACCAGTAGCACGGAAATCAACAAGCAAAATTTCAGTACCTGCGCTCGGGTTAAAGCCACTGTCAATTGAAATCAGAGAAAGAACATTACCAGTGCGTGTTCTGTAATGAGCGTATTTGTAAGCACTTGCGGTGTTATCGTAGTAGCGAACCCGATATGCATGTGTACTGTGAGAAGTGGTCGCAGGCCATGTTTCAGTTGATTCAAGCGTAAGATTTGGACTGCTGAAAGCCTCAACAATGCCACGGGCTCTTTTGTTTTGTACATGAGGCAGGTGCGGGTTCGTGCTGGGACCAGAGCGGAATTCAACAGCAGAAACATATTGCTTCAATCCATAATCTATGTTCCCACCCTGTGTCATTACATTTGCACGGTCGTAATAGAACTCGGAACGCTGTTCAAACCCTGCGCTTGACAGTGTCGGGTTATCAGCGATTGATGGGTAATTCATGTTTTGAATGCCCTGAGCAGGAGAAATACGACTGCCTACCTGATAATCACGAAGGAAGTTGGAAGAGAACGCCCATGCATCATCCGCCGCCGCATTTCCTGCAACGGTCAGATAGTTGTTAGTCGTATCAATTGCGCTGTAAATAACCCACTCACCATTCTTTGTAAATGCTGAACGGAACCTGAGTGCGCCCCCGATACCTCCTATGACAACAGGAGCGGCCGAGGGTATTGGGAAAAGGCTTGCATCTTTCACATAGATGCGTCTGTTGGCACTGTCGTACTCAGCACTGATGGTTGTACCACGCTTGTGTTTCTTTTGAGATACAGGAAGAGAAAACGCACTGTTGACTTGTGGGTCTTCTGGTGCCACACTCTTTGGTCTTCGCCCAACAGGGTTAGGGGCCCATGTAGGAGCAGTGTAGGTCGCATCAAGATGCAACTTCATACTGTTATCAGGACCGGGGAACACGCCTGCATCAGGGTCATCGAAAAAGAAATCCTCAAACAGAGGGAACTCAATCATAGCCCGTGTGCTGGCATATTGTGTACCCAATTGATAATCATGCTGTACAGTGTCAAGTGTTTGGAAAAGTCTGTCGTTGATGGTCGTGCCGTCAGGAGCAATAGACTCTGCGTTAAATTTGTCATCAACTTGCAAATACCCACCGATTGCAATTGCCGTCGCTGTCTTCCAATCAGCGAACGAGGCGGCTTCTGTACCGTCGAAGAGAACGAATTTACCCGAGCCCAGATGCGTGGTACCAGAAGCAAATGTGAATACGCTTCCTGTCTTTGAAGTATATTCTGCTGAGGCGAACAACTGATTGTCTGCCCCTTCAATTCCGGGCTTTTGTAGGAAAATTTTCCCCACCGTTGGGAAGCAATAAGTTCCCCAAGAAGCAAGGTCAGTGGCGTTATTATTGAGCGGTACGACTGTAATGGTGGTGCTACCAAGCGCACTCACCTTCGTAGTACAGTCCCTACGAGTCGACCATCCAAGTCGTGCCGTTGGACTCGGGTCCCAAGTTGGCTTAGTGTTGACTGCGCCCTGTCCTACTCCGCCCATGGTCATTGTGACTACTGGACTACCGGGCATGATTTCCTTAACAATATGCGAATCAGGAGCCCCGTCACCCTTGACATTAACAGAGTTGGACAATGCGTCTGCGACTAATCCATGTGCCCGCATAACCGTGTCATTTTGAGCATTGCTGTCGAAGTCAATGACTTTACCACGACCGACAACATACTGAACCATAACAGTGTTGGGCTCTGAGTCGTCTTTGTTTGTCAGCATCTTTGTCAGTTGACTGAACCTACGACGGTCAGATGGCTGTACGACAACACGGGTCCGGCCGCTCTTTGTACGGTGACCTATGATGTCAAACACTTCATTGACCGCTGTGCTTTGATTTGTTGAACTGACGGCCTGCATCAACGGTTGATGGAACAACTCTTCGTTGTCGGTCACTGCGCCTGCAATACCTGCACTGATACCAATGGCTGTGGAAGATATGCTCGTAATTTCACCAAGCAACAGACCTTTTTGGGTGTACACATTAAGCCCTACTCCGAACTTGGTAGTAGCATCAACGCCATCGACTGTGATTGAAGTAGCACTTGCTGAATAACCTCCACCATTGTTGACAAGTACACCCGTACGAGGACGGGTATCTTTCTTGAACTCCGCTTGAAAGTTCCCAGATGCTTCTAAATTTGGTGTGGTTTGTTCGTTAATCGATGCCGAGATTACCAATTTGTGGAAAAATGATTTGTGGACAGTGTTATCGTAAAGCGCAGATGCAATCACCTGTGGTGTTTTTTGTACAGAGTCAGTCGAATGTAGCGGAAGATAATTGTCTGGAGTCAGGGACACATCTAACTGAGTTTCCGCAATGGTGCCTTCTGAATCATCACCTATGAGTCCGCCATCCTCAATGTAAAAAGATGAGTCGGAATCAAATTCCAATACACCACCCGGTGCATAGAGAACTGCTGTTCCAGCAGATATGTCTGAATGAATAAGGTCAACCACCTTAACACCAGATGCCAATTGAGTGTTGCCACTTGGAATTGTTTTTTCAACTAAAAGAGCACTGCCACGCAACGACACATTGACAATTGCACCCGTGACTGCGGCAGTTTGGAATGCCGATGTAGGAGCAGAAGAGAATGTGAGCGTCTTTGCGGTGTGGTCAAGCGTAGCCGTAATAGACGAGGCACCTGCCACCTCTCCTGCTATGCTGATGTAATCGGCACGAATAGTAGTGCCTGTTTTACCAAATGCCTCTGTGCTTTGAAATTTAATTACGCTGGAAGAATAATTATGAGTCAGCCGTCCAGTGGCGGCGTGCTTCATACCCGTACCTGCAAAGTCAATTGCGTTGTAATGCACTTGTACAAATGGAGCGTAGTCGTATGTTGAAAGACTGGGTACATTGAGAATCGCCACTCTTGACTCAGTAGAAGGAGTCATGTGCCGAGTGTGTGCATCACCCGTAGGAGAAGTATCGCCCATGTTTCTCAAAGTAAATGGCTCTGCGTCAAAGCCGTCGCCACCTATGGCAAGAAGGGCTCGCTGAGTATCGTCGATGCCAGCCATTCCGTTTTCAACAGCCTGAGTCGGAACAGAGGAAAAGGTCAATCCTGAAACATCGTATGGTCCAAACAAGTCATTGAACACAACAGGACTACCGGGTGGGACAGAGTCTGACAAATCAGCGTACTGTGCGGCAAAAGATGCTTCCATTACCTGCGCAACAGCGTCAACACTCTGCTCAACATAAGCGGCCTTGGGCGTTGGCATCGTACCCATGAACGGGTGACCGGGGATGTGATTGAGAGTGTGTCGACCTGTGTGGCCTATGAGGAAATTGTCAGCCATACGAGTGGTCGCAGAGAACTTTGAATAGCCGTTGTCTGTTGTTGCCATCGTTAGAGCAAACAGCAATCCGTGATTTTCAAAGTCACTTTCATCGATGAGAACTTGTCCTTGGCGATGAGAGAACTGTGTGCCTGTACCAGCAATCTGATACGGTTCTCCCGTACCCCCGTCAACCACTGCTGTGATTCTCACACGCTCAGGTGCTTCTCGGTTGGGAATGCCTGTGCTTTGATTGTACCCAAGTGGATTGATGAGTAGGTTGAATGGTACATGTGGTACACTCACAGTTGTCGATGACCCGCTGGTAAAGCGTTTAACACTGTACGAGCCGTTTGATTGAGGAGATGTGGTCAGGTTCACCGAAGTCAGGCCGCTTTGTCCAGTGAACTCGTCGACCAAGGTCTGTGCCAATGTGGTACCGATTGAAATGGATGATGATGCTCCTGTCGAAGCCGATAAAGAAGGTAGCGTAATACTGGTAGCAATGGGTTCAACAGGTTCTTCAAATCTCCAAAGACCAAGAGTTGAGTCGTTCTTGACAGGCAAAGACAAATCGTGACCAGCATCGGATGCTCCTCTGCTCCAGTGCACGGCCTCGATAGTGCCACGATATTCTCCTCCTGTACCACCAATGCTGAGTTGCGTAGGATGAAGAGCCAGTTCGTGTTCTTCGTCAAGCGTTTTCGATGCGATGACATCTCCGTTGATGTGGAGCGAAAGTATTGTGCGGTCAAAGGTCAGTGTCACTTGAAGCAGTTCCCGGTGCCCGAGGTTAAGCCCGGTTAGGTCATTCTTGCTGTCGTCTTGTGCGTTGAATGTGTCGTGGACATCAAGGCCAGCACGGGGGAAGGTGACGCCGTCCCAATAGGCTACATCGCCATCCAAACCGGAAACGGCTTGTGCACTGCTCAATGTAAATGTGTTTTCAGCATCGTTGGCTATGTTGCGCAACTTGACTTGAGCGTGTGCAGGTCCGGGGCTCGATGGGCTCCCTACGATGATGCGGCAGACATTTTCCTGTTCCCACACTATGCCCCCTGAGTCTGGAATAATCCAAGCCTCGATAGTAAAGGCAGACAACGCAGATGGTGTTTTCTGATGCGTCAAGTCACTACCTGTGTGTAGTTCTCCAAAGTTGTTTTTGAATGTCATTTGTGGAACAATGACACCATCGGTGATACCATTGAAGAAAAGGGCGTGACTTGGTTCGATTGATACAGTCATACTCACACCCCTATGACATGGTCAGCACTCATCAGTTGTAAATCATATCGGTAGGTACCATCGGCTCCTTCCTTCTTGATGTGTAATTTGGTAGGTACAACCGACAGACCACCCTGATTGCCGACTGCGCTTTTACCTGCAAGTGTAGCCCATGCCTCTCCGAAATAATCTGTCAGTCCGTCAACAAGATTTGCGAGCAAACCTGTTGAGCGGCCATTTTCATCCTCACCGACTGTGTTTGAAACCCGCATAGGCAAGGTAGCAGGTCGAGAGTTATTACGGGAATCCTTTTCAGCAGGCGTCAATTTACCATAGGTCAAGAACAGATTTCGCACAACAGGAGTGATGTCGTTCGACTGTACGAGTGAGTGGTAAGGGATTTGTATTCCCCGTAGGAGGTCAGACTCTTTACGAGAATTGGAGATTAGGCCCAGTAGGTCTTGTGCCTTGTCACCTGCACTCTTACCAAAAGAGTAGCGGGAAGGCAAACCAGTTGACAAAATCGATGGAGAAAAGGCATTTCTAAAATCAGGGTCAAGAGGAGTTCTCGCATCATTTTCGTTTTGGAATTTATCTTCGATGCGTACAATTTGCTGGCCGTTGGCATGCTGTGATGTCGTCACAGTGAAAGCATCTGCGACACGCTGGGCCCCCGGTACACCAAAATGACCGTTCCCACCTATGATAACCGTCGTCAATTCAAGTGCGTCTTTGATGATAAGGGCCAGTGTTGAGGCGGGGTTGCCATTTGTAGCACCTGCCTCCACATTCCCAATAGGTACATCAATGTGCACATTCCCGTTTTCAGCCCATGCTTTTCTGACATCAGTGCTCACTGTGGGTACAGCCGAGCCTCCGGCCCTGTTTGAAACAGTTGAGTTGAAATCAAGAACAATGAAGGTGAAACGACCACGAGGTGCATTACTTCGCCAATACATAGGTAGGAATCGAATTGATTTACCCGCCAAGAGATTGGTTGCTGGGCCAGCCTCTATGGTCGATGCAACCCAATTGCTGGTTATGATTTCTCTGTACGCAAGACGAGGCGACTGTACAACACCAGCATCATCATCGTCTTCTAAAAGACCAGAGATGTTCATTGTGACCTGCGGCAGGTTTGTGTCAACACCTACTCGCTGTGATGAAATTGGTAGTGGGAAAACAGTGACTCCACGAGAAACGGCGACCGCTATGTCTGTCGCACTCGTATTGATTGTGAAGTTATTCCCCTCACCAAAAACAAATCGAACAGGAATCATAACATCGCCTCATAGGATAGCATCGACCGCCAACATTTTCATGGTAAAATCGTACACATTGGATTGGCCGCTGTGCTCAAATTCAAAGTCTGTGATGATGGCCTTGATGCCGCTTTTTCTATAATCTGGGAAGAATGGAGCAAATCTGGCAATGGCTGGTTGGGTGTTAATGACTGACATCTTTTGATTTGTTGAAGTCTTGCCATTGGTCAGGAAAAAATTGCGCTGAGCGAATGTTTCAGAAGAACTCTTACTGACAGTCGAATCATACGGTATCTGAACGCCGTAAATGTAGTCGCCTGCATTGTCCTGTGTGTAGCCCCTTAGTCCACTCAATTTTTCTATGAGTGTGCCAACGGCCCCTTGCAATGCGTTTGGGTTGGCGTAGTTGGAAGCAAAGTTCTGGCTGTTGCCTACGATACCAAATATGTCCTGTACCTTGTCGCCAGCAGACTTGACTTTGTTTCCAGCCCTACCCCCGGTGAAACCTGTAAATTCATACTGAACTTGAGAGGGCAAAGTTGTATTCACAGCACCGCTGATTGCGCCAAGTTCTATGTCGGTCAACTGTGTGACAGTGACTAATGTTTGTTGAGTTGTCTTTCCTGTGGAAATGACAGTGGAAAAAGCACTTGCCAACTCCCCAGAACCACCACTATTAAACCCACGAGAAGATACACCACCGACAGGGTTGGGGGTGACGCTGGTCAGAGCCTTACTTACAATGTAAGCCAAAATCTCAGATGGGCTCGTTGCCGTGCCGACATCCCGTGAAGCACCGTTAGTGTGAGTAGGTTGTGTTGGGTCGAGTATGTGGCGAATAGGAATCCCAATCACAGGGCCAGTCGAATAACCATCCCTGTACGACAGGGGGGTATTGTGAAGTTCAATCACATCATGCTGTGCAGGAGTCGTGGAGACAGAATACAGAGTGATTGAATCTGATGTGACTGCCTTGACCTGACCGTAGGTGCCTTCATTGAACTTACCCACGACTGGTGCATAATTTTGTTCAGCAGTCAGTTCAATCCACTCTCTTGGGTCTGCTCCGCTTACAGTGATTGTTTTGGTCGAAGCATTGAACGATGCCACGACCATATTGGTTTCTCGCTTACGGTTAGCATAGGCATGCGGCTCTTTTACAGAGCCCCCTCGCTTAGCATCGAATATGAATTTGACATCCCTGCGTCCGTACGGCTCATCGGTCTTGTGCCAGTAAGCCACCGGCATTGTGAAATGTTTGTCATGAAGCGAGGCCAGAAACCGAGCGTTAGCGTTGGTTTGTGATGTTGGAGGTAAGGTAGGAAGTGTTGAGCCTCCTGCGTTCTGAAATTGGGAGAAGGCAAAATTAGAATTGCCCCCCGTATCTCCTTGAAAAATAGGACCTCCGGGCGTACCACCGGGGGGACCTCTGTCGTCGATGAAGGTGCCGCTCATCTCGATGAGAACATGTGACATGTTGAGGTCAATGCTCGCTTTGAAACTGTCTGTAAAAGGAGTAGTCCATGCAGAAGACTGCTTGTCGACAACCATCTCGACTGTGTGTGCTGTCAAGTCGATGGTTTCACCATCTTCTCGGACCAGTCGGATTGGGAGTCGGTCTGCCATTTCAAATTCCTCTGTTCATACCGCTATTTTGCCTTGAGCCGCCACACCATGGCGCTGAGTTCCTTGGCTAATTTTTGCTTATCAGAGCGGTCAGTGACTCCACTCACATCAATCTTGAGTGTACTGATGTTGACATTGTGGTTTGTGTCAGTAGGTGTGGCTGGTCGTGTTGGAGCAACAGGGTCAGGCTGTTGGCTTGGTTGCATAGCCTGCATACGACTTTCTTCCAGTACATTCTGGACATTACGCATTGGTTCTATACTCTGCATTTGACGCAAGGATTCACGAAGGTCACGGGTGCGTGTATGTGACACATTCATGACCTTGTTGAATTCTCGGATTTGCTTTCTAAGCCCTTCCATGTTTTTGTGAGCCGCCTCGGAATACTCTGAGAACTTCTTGACCGAGTCAACAGTCCGAGGGTCAATGTTTTCGTCCACCATGCTTCATCACTCCAAGGGTGGGATATAATCGTACCCCAAGTACACGGAGTCGGTTTGAGTTGCCTTCTCCTTTTTGCGCATAGCCACAGCCCAAGCAATCAGTTGCCGAGCATCATCCGGTGTCAATTCCCTCACTTCATCCAGCCCCATGTTGTAGTGTGTCATCATCAGATATTCGTTCCCTTCTCTTTGTAAGCGAAGCCACTCATCCGTCTGCTTTCCAGCGACGAACTCATTTATGCTGGCGACTTCGCCTCCCGAAAACTCAGCCATTCTATGACCTGAACTGGGTCAGGTACAAGTGATTGCAATTCGATACCTTCCTCAACACTGAGTTGACTCAAGGCTATGGGTTCACTAAATTGAAGCCACTTGCCAAAGGCAACCATCCAGTATTCTGCTAAGTCGATGTCATCCCGTGCAAACAATGGGGCTAATCCTTGAACATCAAAAAAGGTCGGCGTAGCGACCGTGACTTCAACTGACTTGCCCTGTATTTCCATATTATGTTTCTTCACCGGTTTGGGTGTCATCGTACTCACTCACTGTGTCGTTTGAGGTAGCCTCTTCTGAGGGGACCTCCGAAGCATCACCCTCTGGCTCCGAAGAGGCAGAGATGTGTTCTCCAAATGGGTTGTCTGAGGCTTTGCCAGCCTCTGGGTCGAATGTATCTTTGAGAGGGGCCTTTTTCTTAGATGTTTTTGCCTTAACCACAACATCGCCTCGGGGGTGAAGTTGGGAAGGGTTCTTCATTGGCATAGGCTCGCCTCAACAATGGAACAGGGTATCTGTGCTAATTACTTTTATGTGCTTTGGGTGCACCTTAATCTTGCTGTGGAGTAGTCCCTTATCATCAGGTACAGGGATGGGAGCCTGTGTGATGACATAGTCATCAATCAACAACCGCATCTGCTGGGCTCCGTTGCTGGCAGATGTGCTGGGCTTAGTGAAGAGCATCTCGATGATTGAACTGTCTGAGTTCACGGTGCCACTGACTTCACGATGCGTGCGGAGTTCATGCCATAGAAGCGGGTCACGAATAATGACATCCATTTCCAACTCAAATTCTTCACGGCCTTCACGAATGATAGAAGCGTTTCTGGTACCGCCGTACGGTACTTGTTTGATGGACCGATTGAC